ATGGGAAAACAAGTGAAAGTAAACCGCTTCACTTTCACTCACCCCTCCACTGTTTCAAACCGTCGGTTCGACATTTGGCTTTATAAATTAAAAGGTAAACAAAAGAAAGCCCCGAAGGTGGAGAGGTTGAATTTAGAGGAAATTTTGTCTTCAGCTTGCAGGCGAAAAATAATCAAGTACTTAGCCGAGAATGGCTCAGTAAACATAATGCGGCTAATTGTTGGAGTCAATGGTAAATACCCGCAAGTCAATGCTGAATTGCAGATTCTACAGAAAGAAGGTATAATAAGTGACCAACATATTGGTCGGACACGTCTTATCGGACTTGTCAAAGAAAACTCGGGGACTATATTGATTCTGCAAGCACTAAAAATCTTAACTGACAGAAAAAGAGGATAAATCGGAGTAAGGCGAAAAAGGTCGAAATCGACAAAAATCAAGTTAGCGCGCTTTTTGCTTAACTTTCACTCAGTTAATATCTCTTCCGCTAAAACAATAAATTAAATGCTAAAAAATAGAAAAAATGATTAAGAAAGGAAAAGAAACGGAAAACTAAGTTCCTGCAGCAGTTTTTGCTTCTTGTGCTGCTTGTGGCGCATTCTGCTTGACAGCGTTAATGCCGTTAATGATGTTTGTTACTGTATCAGTTAGGTTGCTGACTATCATTTCTTCGCTGCTTTAACGATAGAGATAACCCAATAACTGTTAATCCGATGCCTGAGTAACCTATGCTTGTTAGAAGATGAAGATGGAAAACTATGAAAGCAAAATTAGCTTCCGCTAACCTATAATTTAAACTGTTGAAAAACAGATACAAAAATAACTATTTTTAATCAAAAAAAGAAGGGAAGAAAAGAAATTTATGTTGGAGTTGTTGCTGTTTGGCTTTGTGTTTGCGAAGATACTTGCATTTGGAATACGTTGACGAATTTATGCCATACCGCAATCATGGAGCCGCCTATAGTGATCAAGCCGCCGCACACCGATGCCCCTAAAGCCTGATATTGAACTGGCATTGAACTCACCGCGGTCATACCTGCAGTGCCTGCAGCAACCAAACCTGCGCTAACCTCAACAAGTGCAGTCTCAGCTTTTTGACTCAGATTTATAGAACTCACCATTTTACATTTTCACCTCCTTACCCAAAAACGGGTTACCATGAAAAAAAACGAACTACTGAACCATCCGAGGCTTCAGCAAAGGGACTTGGTCAAAAATTGGATTTTAGCTGCTACCCTGGGCAGGAACTGCTACATCTGCATTGGCTTTCTTCATAGCATCTGCAGCCGCCTCATCCTTTAGATCCTCAGCAGACTTCTTGCCCTCAACAAAGCGCTCGTACAAGCCGAGCATGCTAATATGCAGTTTTTTCTGTTCACTCGCAGTTTTGAGCGCTTCAACAATTATGTCATGGGCTTTCTCGCCGACTACAACATCTTTCAGCACCGAGAGTTTCTCTTTGTTTAGATCTTCGTATTTGCTGCCGTTAGGCAATTTGTACTCAACAATGAATTCGTGGTGTTCCTCTTCCGTAAAACCAAGCGCCGTCTGCAAATCACGGATAATTTTCAATGTAGACGCGGTTCCTTCTTTGGGAATCACATTAAGCAGATTTATTCTTTCAGCTGGATTAAACTTCAAATTATTCTCACCTCAATTAAGCGATTTAATTTACTTAAAATGAAAAACAAAAAGAAACTAACTGGAGGAGGGGGCCGATGTTGTTGGAGAAGCTGTCGTTGCAGTCGCTGCTGCCGCCATGGTCGCGTTCAAGGAAGCGGCTGTAATTGCTGGCACTCCAAATATCGTTGCTAGTGCTGCGATGGTGTCTGGGAAATCGTTGAATACTTGCTGAACCGGTGGCATGAAAGGTTGACCTAGAGTTTGTTGAGTAACGATGAAGCCATTTGAGACTTGCTGAACTGTAACACTGACTAGGGAAGGAGTTGACGGTGTTGATGGTGCTGCCAAATCAATCACCTCCTAATTTTTGGGTTAATTCGTCGAGGCGTAACCGTAAATGATCTATTTCCATTCTCGCTTTGTCTAATTCTTCTGTGAGCTCATCGTTGATGATTTCTTGCTCGTCAAGTTTTTTGACTATTAGTTGTTGGACGCATAAATGCCAGCCATCCATCGTGGATGATTCATAGAATCCGTCTTTGTTTTTGAGGTGCTTTATGCAGTCTGGGTCAATTGTGTCGCCTTTAAGTTTGATGTTGCGGATTAAGTCAAAGTTTATTTTTTCATTGAATTCATCATGCAATAACTCATTGAACGCTGAGGGTGCATGGATATAGTAGATGTAGGCTGAGTATACGTAGTTCCAGTAAGAGCTTGATGTTCCGCATGATCCGGCGCCCCCATAGATGGTTATCCCTGCGGTTAAGCTGTTTATGACGTTGCAGTAGAGATATTGAGTGTCCACTATTTGCCATGGGTAGCTGTATGAACCGCAATAGTATGATCCGCCCGATTTTGGAAGTATGTTTCCGCCAACGTTGATGGCACCGCAGCTTAGGCCACCGCAAGAAACATCGCCAATTGAATCTATAGAGAATACTACGCCTCCGCCCCATGAGCCCCTGTAGTAAAACCAGTTGCCGTTAGTCATGATGTTAAATGCGCCGTCATACCATTGGATGCCGCCGTTTCCAGTTCCAAAAAAACCGTTTCCAAATATGGCGTTGCTGTAACTTGTGCCAAGAATTTCAACGGAGCCAGCGACGTAAGCTGTTACGCAAGAAATTCCAGCCCATCTGTTTGAACCACTTCCAAGACCGTAAGCATTGTCACTGATCGGGTTAACGTTGCCATTCATGTACATCGTGACAGCTGCGCCAGAAGCACCGCCAAGGTATAACGTGCTTGATGTGTTAAGCCAGGAACCGCTAACCCAAAAATTACTAGCTTCGCATTGACCTGTAACGTTCATGCCGCCGTTTATCTGGACGAAGTCCCACATGCCGATCTTACGTGTACTGCCTATGTAGGAGCCAACTATCATCATGCCGTTCGTAGTCGAGTCAATAGCTATTATCGACATGGACGTCGAGCAGTCCGACCATATCGAACCCCAACTGTTTTCAAATCCAACGCTCCCGAGACGACCGTAGCCAGTCGCCGTTACGCTGTTGGAAACCGTCATGTTGCCCGACTGGTCCAATAGCAAGAGGTCTACAGTCCAAGCATAATCCACAACATCTAGCCTTTGCCCTGATGCACCAAACTGAATCGTGCACCCTGAAACAGAATCGGTGCGACAGAATATTTGCGGATAACCTGAACTGTTTGCGCCTCCTCCTCTTGTTCCGATTTGATGGTAACCTGAAGATACTATCCAACCGTAAGTGGTTAGGTCTCCGGCTGTGTCTAAAATCATTGTGTAGCTGGAACCGTGCGCCCAATAGCATTGACCGTTACTATGCAATCCGAAAAGGTTAGTTCCAGTTGAATTATAGATTGCTCCATGGCTGCCATTGCTAATGTAGTAGCAGAGGTTCCAACCGTTAAAACCCGCACCGTTTGCTCCATTGGCATATACTTGAGGCGCTGTTACAGCGTTTGCCACAGTTCCGCCGTTCCAGGCAATGCTTCCTGATATTGTGCCTGTAACTGTTAGGTTACCGTTTATGTAGACTATAGGGTTTGCTGTGCCGGTTATGTAGAGCGGGTTGCCGTAGGTGTTAAGAACGTTGTAGACTGTTGAACCGATAGTATAGTTTCCGTTCATTACTAAATAGGTGGCTCCGCCGTAAACGCCGATTTTGATTGCTGCAGACGCATTGGTGCATAAAACACTATCAAAAACTGCGTCGCTGGTTGTGTTTAATGCTTGATTGGGCAACGAAGAAGCCGCAGCATAATAACTTGCCAACTGCCCGTTCAGTTCGGTTGCATTTGTGGCCGTAGCTGCATTGCCAGTGCACGACCCTGAAGAACCAGAACAGTTGCCCGTAACATTACCTGAAAATGTAGCTGTTATGATGCCGTTAACGGTTACGTTTCCATTTACGTACAGGATGGGCACGGCAGTGCCAGTTATGTACAAGGGGTAAGCGTAGGTGTTTAGAATGTTGTAGGCCGTAGAACTAATCGTGTAGTTGCCGACCATTACTAAGTAGGGTGCTGAAGGATTTGAGGACGGGGAGATCTTTATGGCTGCTGAAGTATTTGTGCAGTTCACGCTGTCAAACACCGGATCCGCCGATGTCAAGCCAGTTAATTGTGAAAATTGTATGGGCATAGATGTGCAATTTGAAATTTGGCCATAAGGTAGTGTCCAGCCAGACGGGACAGCGCCGGATCCTGAAAGCGTGGCAGGAGTAACAGATGTTCCAAGCTGAGCAGTTGATATTGTACCGCCTAGAAGAGTGAAAGTGACTTGCGCGTATACTGGTGCTGAGCTTCCTTGGCCTTCCAAAAAGTAGCCGCTTGTACCCAGAGGCATTTGTCCCAATGTCGTTGTAATGGTCACCCATTTTGGCGGAGCGCCTGAACCTTGGCTCTGTAAAAGCTGTCCGCTTGAACCAACCGTTGCGCTTCCGATAGTTCCTGTGTTTAGTGGGCACAACAAAGTTATCGCTGATGACTCCAGGCAATTTAAGAAGTCAGTGTAGCAGAAGACTTGGTCGACCCATAGAAACGGGTATTTGTACGTTCCTAAGCCTATCATTGGCGCTGTGTAGGGTGATCCAGACTGAGGCGTTATCGTTGCTGTGGCTGCGGAGCCGTTTTGGTTTGCAACAGATGGAATAATGTACGTTAGGTAGCTGCTGTTGAATGTTAAAAATGAAGCTGGAAACCCCGAAGAAGGTACAGGCAGTAGTGTGTTATTGCCTAGCATTAACGATGCGACGTCGCCAAGATTATCTGCTAATGTTACGTACATGCCCGATGTGTTTGGGTCGCAGCCGTCAGGCATGGTCTGCAAGGCAGCTGAAGCATTAGCCAGCTTGGCTACAACGCCGTTAATTGAAGAAGTCGCATTAATCAGAGCGAGAAAAGCGCCTGCGGGAGTAACAATTTCCAAAGTGCTTTTCGTCAAGTTCTTTGTAATTCGGTAAATCGCATAATTGCCGCTTAAACCAAGATCTGAACCGTTAGATATCGTGACCAAGTCGCCGCTGTTCAAAGCTGCCGTCTGCGAGATGTCGGCTTCAAGCGGGCAACCACTATTCGTCTGGGCTAAACTCTGCAGATAGGCAGCTGCCAACGCATTCAAAGACGCCTGGCTTGTAACAGAATTATTTGTTAATGTGATTGTGTTGTTACCTGCTCCAACGCTTCCTGCAGTGCCAATTATTACTTGACCTGTTGGACTGACTCCGCGAATAATTACTCCTGCATAGGCTGTTTTGCTTCGATCAAAATTGACTTGACTTTGCGTGTCAACTGTTATTGCCGTTGGCGTCTGATTGCCTTTTACACCGATAATCACGGTTGACCCCGAACTGTAGATATTCTGGTTGAGAAGGGCGGCTAAGTTTTGGGCAGCGGTTAAGCAGTCTGTTGAATTGAATTGTATGCTCACGGCTGTTGTTGGGCAAGAGCCAGCGGTCATGCCGGATGCAGCGCAGATCGCAGCTAAGACCGTGTTTGCAGCTACGTTATTGTATGCGCCGGTGATTTGGCGTTTCTGCATGACCTCAAAAGTGTTGTTGTAGACTGTGCATGTTATCTGAGTAAACGTTGCCGTGTAGGCCATGAGCAAGCCGCTGAAAATAACACCGGTACCCCACAGCAGCTGTATTTGCTGGTTACTCTGCACAAAAGTCAAGTTCGCAGACGTATTAGGAATAATAAAATCAAGCTCAAGCTGCCCATTCAATTCATCAACAATTTGGCTGAACAAGGCATTCGGTACCGTAACCCAACTAGTACCGTTAAAGTATTGGATTGTAAAAACCATTAGAGATTCACGTAGGACGCTGCATGCTTAAAGATCAAAGTAAATTTTAGTACAGGATTGTTTGCGTAATCTTTGGTTTGTATGAACGTTGCCTTATCCAGCTTCCAGGTGCTGTTGAGGCTGGATCGGGGCGTTGATAATGTGCAAACTAAACCTCGAAAACCAAGCAGAGGCGTAACATAATTGGTATCCAAATAAGCCATGTTCTGGCCTGAAACGTTAAGAACGCCCTCCAAAGTTAACTGCCGAATGTCGCTGCCGATAGAAACTAAAACGGGCTCTTGCTCGGGAACGGTAATCGTTGTGTCGTCGACGGTGGGCGCTTCATCGGTTACTGTTTGTGGCGCCAAGGGCAAAGTAACCGTTGTGGATCCTTGAGTTATCTGCCAGCTCATCTAAAGCACCTTATTCATTAGTCCTTTCTTGTACATAGCGTCGCAGATGCCTTTGTTGACTGCATCTCGTGTTTGCTTGAGCGAAGCTGACCCTGTAATGCCGCCGTTAATTGTGATGTTTGGCGAAGAGATATTCACGTTGCTTGTTCCAGAACCGCCCTTGACATTAACGTTGCCAGCTAGACCCTGAAGGCTGTTGCCAAGCGTGTTGGTTTTATGAGCGAGTTGATCGCTAAGCGCGATGCTCTGAGTAACCTGCTTGTTGAATTCTTCTGCAGCTGGAGCCGCATGCGCAAAACATAGGTGGCTAAGGGCTGAACCCAAGTCGCCAATCAAGCCGCTAAGAGGCTTTACAGCGTTTGCAACAGCATTAATCGCCGTTTCAAAAGCCTTCACTGGAATCAACGCAACTTGCAAATCTGCAACAAGAATTTCCTTGAAAAAGTTAGCCACCGGCAAAAGAATTGTTGTGTAAGCCCAGTTAAGCCCAGTCCACAGGGCATCTCCTGCACTCTTCAAATCATTGAAAGCACTAAGAAGGGCTCCGCCGATCACGTGCCCCAAGTCATTCATAACGTCGCGGAAGGGTTTGCAGTGCTCATAAGCCTCATAAAATATGGCAGCTAACGCCGTAACTGCCAACACGACCAGCATAATCGGGTTAGCGTCGCAGACCGCATCAAATAAGCCCATGGCACCTGTCGCTGCTTCTGTGGCGCCAACCTGAATCCACTGTGCAGCGGACTGTGCATCAGTAGCCGCTGTACTAGCGATTGTGCCAAGTGTCCCAGCTTCCCTCAGACTATTCAACGTCGTCATGATACCGACGACACTGGGAATAACCGTTAACGCAGACATTATCAAAGTACTGTTATAGTTTCTCTGCGCCTCTGAAACCCGTTCCTGATCAACTGACTGAGTTTGCTCTGCTAAAGCCAGTTTATTCTGTGCATCCTGTGCCTGCAAGCTTGTGGGACCATATTCTGCGACGGCTTTATTGTATGCTTGCTGAGCTAAAGTCACGGAGTTTGCAGCTTTCTCCTCAGTTAAGTTTGCCCTGGCAAGTGAAGTCTGGGCGTTCTCAATGTTGTTTACGCTCATATAGAGCATGGCGCCGCTCATGGCCATCGTGTTCATCTGCAGTGCATTTTTGCTAAAGCTGCTGCTTGAAGCCTCAGTCGCTTCTCCCGCCTGTTGGGTGCTGACTATAACTTGATTCATGCTTATCTGAGCTGAATCTGCCGCTTGATTGAAAGAATCCTGCAGCTGAACAGTATCAGCCTGAACAGTAGTCGTCATGCTGGTGACGCTGCCTGCAGTGCATTGCATGCTATCTGACACATCGGTGCTCATTGAGTCGGAAGCTTCGCTGACATTGCTGCTCATATCGGTAAAGTTGCTGCTGACCTCTTGGAAAACATCCGAAGCATCGTCAGTTGCAACAATGTCTATTTCTGCAGGAGCTCCACTCACAATTTAGCCTTCTGACAATTTTTTAAACCACACTGCTGATTGGATTAAAAATTCCAGTTGAAAATTCGTTAAGCTTGCCGCATACTCTAAAGTGTAGTGGTAGAGGTTGATGACGGCTGCGATCCGTTGGGCTTCGCTGCTCCAGTAGATCCAGTCATTGACCGCCTCACCATTCGCGGTAAAAAACCCTCATTAAGCAAAGCCTTCTCTAGGGCACGAACAAGGTCCCATGGGGCATCGCGCAGGTCCTTTTCTATTAAGTCTGGGTAGCATGGCTTCATCATCTTTAGAAGTGCCTGCAGTTCGAATTCGCGCTGATCATCCTTGTAAAATTTGGCTAAATCGCTCAGCTCGTTATGGGTTAGCAATACGAATTTGACCCATCCGGCGCCAGGCACATTCGCTTCTTGCGGAACCTTACTATTCTTAAGCAAGGTTACGCTGAAGTTTTTGAAACGCTCCTTCTGCTCAGCCTCGTACTCGTTGAATGCGGCTTTAAGTTTCTCGAAACCTTCACTATCAAATTTTTCTTCACTCATCAAATCACCTCATTAATAATTTCTAATTTTTGGATAAGAAAATTGAAAAAACAAAGAGAAGGAAAAGGTACTAGAAAGTGCTTGTGGCTACGCTTTGTGCTTCACCGCTGATGTCGTTTGCGATTGTGCCTTTCTGTCCGTTTTTCACACTGTAAGCTGTTAAGACAACGTTGCTCAAAGTGATTTTTGGTGTTCCGGATCCCGTAGAGGTTCCTTGTGGACCCCAAATAACCGTCACCAAAGTGCCGTTGAGAACATCTGTTAGTAGTGCTGCATAGTTTGCAGGGACATAAAGTGCTGAAGCTTTGAACGTGTAGGATTGGTTGCCGCTTGCCGTGAAAGCTGGCGATGGAGAGCCACCAGATGCGCAAACGTATTCCTTAATCATTTCTGCTTTGACATCCATAGTGAAGTCCGTGAGAAAACCGATTGCCGCTCCGCCCACCTGGACAACTGCATTCCGACTTAGAACTGGCGTAGTTGCTAAACTCATATTTTTCACCTCGATTACAATGGTTACTTAAAACCGTTAACCTTGAAGTAAATCTTTGATTTGCTGCTCAATCTCAGGTGCTAATTCGCTAAGATGTTGATTGACTGAGTTTGTTAGGAATAGCCGTGCAGACATTTTCTTTGTTCCAAACTCAACATAATATGCATAGGGCGCTGTAGCCTTTAGTTTAATTTGAAAATTGCTGGGTTGCTCGATTGCTATTGTACTTTTCAAATATCCAGTTCTAACGGGAACTAACGTGTTTGCCGTAGCCAAAATATCCTGAGCGACATTCATCATTGCCTGCCTGACAGCTTCCGGGTACTGCTCACAGAGGCATTCAAAGCAGCTGCTCAGCGCGTCGAAATTTGATAAATTGACCTGAATAGAAATGCTCGTACTTTTTCACCTTAGTGTCGGTCTAAGCTATTTTCGTTACCCTGTGCTCTACCAAAACCTGAGAGCCGTTTTTGTAAGTCACAACCCAAGTGCTAAATTTTGTCTTAAACTTTTGGTTTGCCGCCCTTTTTTGTTCTGCCATTTACTTCACCTGCCCACTAACTTGAAATGCTGAAGTAAACGGCGTCAACGTTGATCATAACGCGGGTCACTTCAGTTGCGTTACTGTGAATCGGCTCTCCGGTTACCACGTAGTTTGGGTCTTGCAAGTGAATAATACGAGTGACTTCAGCCTGCAATGCCTCCAAAGTGGATTCTGCAGTCGCTAAATCAGCTGTGCTTTGGCTTGCGTTAACAACAATTATGTCGACGACAAGTTTTTCAGTAACTAGATAGCATTCGCGGCTAAGGGCGTCAACTTGCTTGCTTGGGCTTGCGTTGTAGACGGCTACTTGCAAGGGTCCTTTTCCCTGAGTAATCCCAATTGCATCCATACGAGTCGTAGGCCACAAAATATTCGCAGCAGCCAACGGATTTGATAGGCTCCAATTTTCCTGCAGCGACTCAGAAACCGTTAAGGCTTGATTAGTCGACGTCTAAGTTTTCCTCCGTTTTCTATTACCGAAATAATAAAGAAGCCAACCTATCACGAAAAGCGCTATAGCAAGGGGGATAAGCAGAAGCCTCAGTTTTCGCTTTGCCATTCCTAACGCCACCGTCCCCTGTAATGTGGAACTTCATTTCCTAGGCGAGCTTGAGCGCTTACTGCTCCAGTTGAAAGATTCGCCATATTTCGGGTAAAACTGTCTTGGAAGCTTTGCACTGCACTTTCAAACGAGAATTTTCCAACCGTGCCCTTAGTTACAAATAAATCGCCCAGCTTGTAATCTGCCGCGCCCAACAGCATCCCGCCGCTCGCGGCAACTAAAACGGCCATGCATGCAAGGTCAAGTGCGGCTAACTTCGCAAACAGGTAACGCGGATCCGTCGATGCTACGCTGGGCGCAAAGCTGCCTATGAAAGTGTTCGCATAGTTAACGTATGCTTGGACGCTGTTGCTTGAAACAGAAAGACCGTAAACAAGATAATTGCTGTTTCCATCAGGTCCCGTCGCATTTAGAAAGCCAATAACTTCCTCTAGCGAAGTGAAAGCTGGATAAGTTGACATGAAAAGTCTCCGTGAATTGGTTAATTTGAAGCCGGCTTTACGGTTCCAGACTCAAAAGACTGGAGCAAACAAATAATCGTTTAACTGGTTGAGTAGCCCGTGGATTTGCATACGCAGAAGCCATTTGCCACGTAGGGTGTTTTGCGGTAGCTTGTGAACGGGATAATTTTGCGAAGCCGTTTCTGGATGTCGATGTCGGTTGTGATTTCTTGTTTGGTTACCATGAAACCCATGGGTGCGTAGTTGTTGTTTGGGTTTTGGCCGTCGCTGATGCCGTAAACTGTGCCTGCGGGAACAAGATTGCTGACGAGCAGTGTCCATATGCCGAGTTTTTGTTCAACTTCATTGGTCAGCGGGTTGGTGACTTCGCGGAACAAGTTGGGGTAAGGCAAGTTGCGCAGGGATTCTTCTTGGATCGGGTTGATTGCGATGTATTTCATTATGAAGTTGTGTTGTTTTATGAGTCGGTTCATTTTGTTTAGGTCTTCAAGACCTACGCCGCCGCTGACAGTTATTGTTGAGCCTGTGACGCTGATTGTGTTTCCCGTGCCTGCAAAAGAGTTGCCGTTCGCTGCCCCCGCGCCATCTATTGCGGTCCAGCTGTCTAGCTCTATTTGATACATCGTGCGGAACGCCAGACGCATCATTTGAGTATCAACTACGCCGAGTTCGAAGTCAGTGATCATTTCTATTGGGATTTCGACTTCTTCGCCGTAAGTGTCAGGGGTGATGCTGACGCTTGTTAATGGGGTGAAGTCTAGTACTGCGGGTGCTGAGATGCCTTTTCTTTGAATGCCGATTGCTACGTTGCCTGCTTCTTTGACGTAGGTTCGGGTGCGTCCTTTGATGATTGGGTCTGGAACAAAGAGCTTGGCAAATATCATGGCGTTGGTTGCCATCTGAAGGATTTTTTGGTGCAATTCTGGGTATTGAATGGCTGGACTATCATCCATTGTTACTTGATCTGGTGCAAAACTCATTTCTTGATTTCTCCTTTACTTTTTATTTTAGAATTTTCTCGACTTGACGAGTCCAAACTTGAAAGATTGGAGTTAGGGAATTACTATTGCTTGGCCGCCGTTAGATGCGCCGGTGTCGCATAGGCAGTGTTTGGTTGTTGGGGTGTTGTTGGTTACTCCTACTCCGCCTGCAGCTGAGATTACTAGGTCGCCTGGGTTGATTGTGCCGCTGGCTGTGATTCTGGCTTTTACTTTGCCAGTCATTACTGTGCAGATTTTGCCTGCTGCTGCGCCGACTTTAACGATGCCTACCCATTCTTGAGCTCCTGTGGTTGGGGAAACCGTGCCTGGTCCGCTGATATAGACGAACTGTCCTGCTGTGACGCCGCCTGTGCCTGCAATAAACGAGAGGTCTGTTGAGGATGGTTGCTGTACGAGAGGACCTAAATTTTCAAATGACATTTTACTGCATGCCTCCTTGTGTTACCTGGGCGTCAAAGGTTCGTTTCTTTTGTGCGGCTGCTGCAAGCTCTTTGAAGTAAGGCGGCACTGCCACCATTCCTGGCTGAGTCTTCTGTGGTTCTGAGTGCTCGTTTAGGACTCCCGCAACTCCTTTTCCAGGCGCCCGTTGCTTTAGTGCTTGTTTTATGGATTCGTCGACTTTAGCTGCGATCGCGGCGGTTTCCAATTTGACTGCTTCTCTTGCGGCTTCGACTGCTTTTGTTACTGCTTCAGCTGAGGCTTTGTTGCATGCTTCTGACAAGTTGTTTGCGTGCTTTTCCATCATTGCCTTTATGGCTTCTGCATCTATGGGTTGATTTGTTGACAATTTTTTCTCCTCCGAATTTTTGTTTTCGTTTTTTTGGTTAGCTCCCTTTTGGGAGTGTTCCTGGGAATTACAACTTAAACAACTAAGGGTCAAAGCGTTTGCACATAGTCCACATGGAACTTTTTCCTGCACGGTTAGCGCTTTTCTGATAGCTTGCTGTTGGTCTGCTTTCATGGCAGCCGCAAAGCCAACGGGCTTAAACTTGGCGTGTTCATAGGCGCCTATCGAGACAATGCTTAACTCGACAAGGCGTGGTCTGCGCATGATTTCCCAAGCCCCACGGCAAATGTGGACCAAATTCATTTGGTCATCTCTTGAGCGGGATCCGCATTGGCTACAGTATGCTTCTCCAAGAATCCGTGGGCTAACACTGTTGACGTATTCTCGCTCGATTTTTGTAAGCAGTTCCTCATCGCCGGATACTTCTCCCTCGAAAGGAACAACGATTCTGCCATCAGTTGAGGCCTTAGGCAAGTGCAAAATGTTGATGACGCCTTTGATGTCTTCCACTCGGTCGCCATGGTCAACCCGTATCTGAGCGTTTTGGCTGTT